GTGCTACATTTGCGGCAATAGAGGGTGTCAAGGAATACTACAGGACAGGCTATGACGCAATTAATCAATTAACAGGCGGTAAGCTCGGCGAGATTATCAATGCAGTCGGCGAGAAGATGGAAGTCGTAAAAAGTAAATTCGGTGAAGCATTTGGCAATGTGAAAAACACCGTAATGACTATTTTTGAAAACATAAAAAACGGCATTGTTGAAAAGATTACGGCGGCAGTTGACACAGTAAAAAATGTGTTCACTAAAATTTCTGATACTGTATCATCTGTATGGGACAAAATAAAAAGCCTGCTGAAAGCACCAAAGATTGTGCAGACAGGAACTGTTACGGTGATGGGGGTTGATACACCGATTCCAAAATTCGGATTGGATTGGAACGCAAAGGGCGGTATTATGACACGTCCAACTGCATTTGGATTTGCAAACGGCAAGATTCAAATGGGTGGCGAAGCAGGGGCTGAGGCGATACTTCCACTTTCGGCATTTTGGCGGAATTTGCAAGCATACACTGAAAACAGTCAAAAGAAAAGTCAGGGAAACAATGATATTAATATAAACGTCACCATTAATGCAGGAAATGCGAATGAAGAAGAAATGGCGGCACGATTTATAAATATAGTTGTACCTGAAATAAAACGACAGTATGCAATTTTATAAAAGGAGTGAGGGAAAATGTTAGATTTTTACCTAAGCGTAAATAACAGCGAGGAGGTAGTGCATATTCCTGTCACTCCTCCCTCTTTTTCTGTGACAAATTCACAGTCAACAGAAACATTTGAATCAGCCGGATATGGCTGGATTAAAATTATAGGAAATACCGAATTGCGAGGTGTTTCATGGGACGGAACATTTCCTGTCCATGACTATCCGTTCAGACGTGATGCGTCAATGGACGGTCAAGAATACTACGAAAAATTAAAATCGTGGCAAAAACGAAAATTGCCTGTTCGTTTAGTGATTACATCAACCGGTTTTGCAAACATCAGCATAAATATGGCTGTAGCCATAGAAAAATTAGATTTTGATGTTGGCACAACTGGCGATTTGGATTATTCGATTGAATTGGGCGAAGTAGAGCTGTTAAATGATACGGAGGATACAAATATGGCACAGTTAGATGATTTGGCGGCAAGAATGGACGCAGTCGAAAAACGGTTGGATTCATTGGAAAACGAAAAAATCTATAATTATATGGACGATAATATGCCCTCGTGGGCAAAGCCGACAATCCAAAAACTAATGGATAGGGGTTATCTGAACGGCACAGGTGATAACGAGCTGGGATTGACTATGGACATTATCAGAATGTGCGTGATGATAGATAATGCAAACGGTTTTGAGGGTTATACCGTTGACAGTATTCCTGATTGGGCTGCACCAACGATTGAAAAAATCAAGAAAAAGGGTTATTTGTCCGGTATTGATGATGACGATTTGGGGCTGACAAAGAATATGATTCGCATATTAGTTATTTTAGACAAGTCCGGAGCATTTGGTGATTAAATATGGCAAGTGGACAGGATTTAGTTAAAATTGCACAGGCTGAAAACGGCACAAAGGAAAACGGAACGAATAACGTCAAATATAATACATGGTTTTACGGACACGAAGTAGACGGAAGTAATTATCCTTGGTGTGCGGTATTTGTTTCGTGGTGTGCGGATAAAGCAGGCATTACAACAGACATAATGCCTAAAACGGCAAGTGCCGGTTATTTTGCACATTATGCGAATCAGGGACATGGTGAGGTTTTCACCAATAAAAATCCCGAAGCAGGTGATTTGTTTTTAATAAATTACAATGGTTCGGATTGGGCAAATCATGTAGGTATAGTTGCATCGTGTGACGGTTCCAATATCACAACGATTGAAGGCAATTCATCCGATATGGTTCGATCCAGAACGTTATCAATGTCCGGATTGACGTTTGTTCATTTTAATTTGGATAGCAGTAGCGGAATGACTGCCGCTTGGACGGCACGAGAAGTACCGAATATCGGCAGGGATTTAGCCACAAAAGCATATATGGCATATCAGTTATACACTGATAAATCATCAGGCGGATATAGCTATTTATGGGGCAGTAATTCGACAACTGCAAATGGTGGACTACGAAAATACAAAGAATTCTATTGTGTAGCAATGGGTTCATACTACGGTCCGGACGGAACATTTATCAAAGTGGAATTTGATGATGGGAAGACGATTTATTGCGTAAAGGCTGACGAAAAAAAAGACAGTGAAACAGACAGCAAACATATGTATCACGACTATCCGTTTGATCGTAATGTATTGGAATTCATTATTGACAGAACAGTTGTGCGAAATAATGATGAATTTACATCAGCATTAAATGCCGCCGATATAAACCGTTCAGCACGAATCAAGGCAATATGGACTTCGGACAGCGAACCAACCTACGGCGGTGCAGGAAGCACAACGGCAGAAAATGAAAAAGAATATCATTTTATTGATACAAACGAGAAAATTTCCATACATCCGACAATATTCAAACAAACACCAATGCAGTGTGACCGCCATAATGGTGGTTTAACGGTGTTATGCAACGATATTGATATATCATCATATGTGGGCGATATATCGTGGCAAAATACCAAGGATACGCTTGCAACGCTGTTTAATTTCAGCGTACCAAAGGCAGGTGATATGAAGTACATCAATATGTACAAACCGCAAGAGGGCGATATAATTCGTTATAGCGGCGGTACACAAGAAGATTTTAGGGGTGTAATTATCGAAGTTGATGACGGCGATAATTACGTTAATAAATATGTTGCCGGTGATGTGGGACAGTATCTGAACAAAACCAGTGATACATATCAATTCACTGCAATGCGTGCTGACGACTGCATTAAAAAAATATGCGGTGATTTGTGTATTCCTATTGTGATGATACCGGAATTACCGTTATTGATTACGCAAATTTATGTGGACAAGGCGGTATCAGATGTTATTGCTGACATACTGACACTATGTGGCGGTGTACATAATTTTGATTTTGTTCCTGACGGCATCAGAATTTATAATTGTGCGGATATGGTTGTAAATCCACAATTCAGAATATCGTCAAACACCGAATTGAAAGATTCGATAAAGTATATCGGAAACGTTGAGCATAAAACCAGCATCGAGGACAGAAAAACAAGCGTAAAGGTTATTTCAGATACAGATGTTTTAACAACGCTGAAAGATGAAAACAGCATTGCACAATTCGGTTTTTTGCAAGAAGTTATCAAAGTCGGTGAAAATGAAGACGCAAAGGAAGTGGCAAAAAGCAAGTTGTCAGAGCTGAACAATACAAGCGAAACATATTCCGGTGAAATTATTGAAGAACTGAACAGCTATACCAGAGCCGGAAGTGTTATCGCTATCGGTGATGAAAAGTATTTGATAAATAGCAGTCAGCACAGTATAAAACAAGGTGTGCATTACAATAAATTAGATTTGGAGCGATTATGATATGAATAACGGATATACAGAATTAGCAAAAATGCTGAAGAATTTAAGCAAGGGTGAAACCTATGGTCCTGTATTCGGCAGAATAACGCAATTACCGGATTTAATCATAACACGCAGTAACAATATACAACTGACAAAAAATCACGTTGTAAGCATTGTAAATCTGTATGAACGTGATGCCGAAGGAAGATATATTCACAACGGCAAGAAAGTTGTCCTGTTACCGTATAACAACGATAACAGTTATATTGTGTTGGGGGTGATACAAGATGGCTGATTATGTTACAACAGAACCGGCATTTGATTTTGAACGTGGTGATTTTGTTATTATAAACGGTCGTCCGAAAATGGTTGTCGGTATGGATCGCCTACGAAGTTGGATAGGAAAAGTACTACGAACGCAAAAAGGACGATACAAGATATATAACGGAACATCATACGGAACGAGAATTAAAGACACATTTGTAGGTAAAACATTCACGCATGACTATATGTTATCAGAAATTCAGCGAGAAATTACTGATAATTTAGAGAAAAACAAGGATATTGTCAGTGTGGACGGTTTTTCGGCAACAGTAGACGGAACGCATTTAACAGTTGAATTTACTGTTACAACAGTGTACGGAACAACGGACTTAAAGGAGGCACTATAATGGCAGAAACAATAACATCTATAACGGAACGTCTTCTGGCAGAAGTGCCGGAACAATACGATACAACCGAAGGTACATACACATATGACATTGAAAAATCTGTTGCAGTCGAATTTGACAACGCATACGACCAATTAGAAACGGTACGAAAACAATCGCACGTTTCGACTGCAAGTGGCACATATTTAGAAAAATGCGTTGCACATTTTGGTTTGTATCGAAAATCGGCAACGTATGCAACAGGGAACATAACGGTCACAGGAACATCTGGTGCAGTGTTGCCTGTCGGTAGCAAAGTGGCAGCCGGAAATGTCATGTTTACGGTGAATGATACGGTGACAATAGGTGATGATGGAACTGCATCAGCACCGGTCATATGTGATACAGCCGGAACACAGGGGAATGTTTTAGCCGGCTATATTAATCGTTTTCCGGTTACAATCAGTGGATTGCTACGGGTTACGAACGAACACGCAACCACAGGTGGCAGCAATGACGAAACAGATACACAACTGCGTGAACGATATAATGAATACATATCCCGACCTGTTACAAGTGGTAACAAATATCAATATATATCGTGGGCAAAATCCGTTCCGGGAGTAGGTGATGCAAAGTGTATTCCGCTGTGGAATGGACCGGGGACGGTCAAAGTTATCATTGTTGATACAGAAAATCAAATAGCTCCTGCGGAACTGGTAAAAAAAGTCAAAGAATACATTGACGATTTAAAAC